AAGGCTACCTTATATATTGACCCCCGTTTTAGAGGTCTTGACAAGATCAAGAAATCTAAAACGGGGTTTTTATATCGAGCTAACTCAAAGGAGCTTTTCATGTATTACCAACTCCCAACCTATCCCAACATTACCGCCACAATAGGCCGTCCGGAAGGAGGCCTGTTCTGCGAACTCACAGTAACACTCCAAATCACACCTGACCGCGGGCATTTACTGTTTGCCGATGTTATCGACCAAGACGAGCCTTCCGAACGGATACAAACTCTTCTGGATGTTTACGTCCGGTTCGTCCTAGATGCCGTAGAACTCCAACTCCCCTTCTTTCGCAACGTCTCCCAAGCCGAATTCGAACAAATCCTTCCGCCCGTAGAAAAGGCCGTCTGAAATGGAACGCATAGAGAACAGACTAGACAAAGTCAGCGGCCAAAAAGAGCGGCGGCAGGCCGCGGCGCGGTTGGCGGCAGCGCGCCAGCGCGACGCCGAACGCAACGCGGCCTATGCCGCATTCGAACAGCGCATGAAAGAGCGCTGGGGCGTAGATATCAAAGCCGCCCGATTAGCACCCCCCACGCTAACAGGGGATGAGTTAAAAAAATCGCAGGCTGTGAGTGAGAAATACCGCCGCCTGGTAATCCGCAAAGGCAAAGCCGTTGAAGAAATCTTCAGACGGGGCATTAACGGCCATTGCGCTTTTATCGACCAACTAACCTTCGTTCTTGAAAAAGAAACCCTGAACAAGTTATTTGACGCCCAAACCAACGAGCAAGAAGAAATCGTTGCCCGCATGTCCCTTTTCCTGCATGAAATCTTCGGTTTCGGCGTATCCCATGACCGCGAAAAATCCGCCAATTTCTACAGTAGCAGCTACAACCTAGGAAATTACGAAATCAGCTACGGCATTCTTTGCATTGGCGGCGGAGTGAACTCTTCCAACGAATCCAGCCTGTGCATAGAACTGACCGCCACCGGCCTCAATGCCGCAAAAGACGGCTGGGAACAACGCCTGTACAACTTCAGCCAAATGAAGGAAGTACACGGTTTCCGCTATACCCGCGTCGATTTAGCCTATGACTTCCTGAGCGGCGAATACAGTGTAAACGATGCCCTGACCGCCTATCGTAACGGCGCATTTACCAACTCGTTCACCAAACCCAAATTAAGGCTGGAAGGCGACGACTGGTACAACGAAACCAAACACGGCCGAACACTTTATGTCGGCACCCGCCTGTCCTCCCGCATGCTCCGCTTTTACGAAAAAGGCAAACAGCTCGGTGATAGCGAAAGCCCGTGGGTACGTTGCGAACTCGAATTGAGAAGCAACGATTTGATTATCCCGCTGGATGTCGTTGTCCACCCCGGAGACTACCTGTCCGCCCAATATCCGGAACTAAACCGCCTGTTCGGCGAAAACGGCGTATTCGCCCAATCCCAGCCCAAGAAAATCGCCATTAAACAACGCATGGTTCAGGCAGGGATTGAGCACAGCATCAAATACCTGCGTATGCAGGGCAGCCGTGCCGTCAATATGCTGCTTGAACTCGGCAAATCCGCCGAAGAAATCATGCGCCTGTTTGACCCCGATGTCGGCGTGCCGAAAACAGTTCATCCCGGCCAGTATTTCGCCGAACTGCTGAAAATAGACTGCATATCAGAAAAGTTTCTCAACCCCGTCTGCGGATATAGCGGCTAAAAGCCCTGTCCGGCACATCAGGCGATTATTTAAAAGGAGTAGTAACCATGTTTGTACAAAAAGCAACCCTCATTGGCGCAAAACAATTCAAAGGCACGATTGAAGGCCGTGAATTTGACACCTGCAAAGTCCGCGTATTGATGGACGTGCCAAGCGAAGCCGAAAACGAATGCGGCCTCAACGTGACCGAACTCAATTACGGCAAAAGTAGCAATTACCTAGGCTTGCGCGAATACAAATTCCCGATTGATTGCGAACTTGAACTGGAGATGGAACTCAAATCAGGCAAGCCGCAACTGAACCTGAAAAACCTCAAAGTGAAAGCCCGTCCCGATCCGAAAGACAGCCTGAAATAGGAGGGCCTATGAGAGTCGTTTATGTCATTCAGGAATTGACTGAAGGCGCGTTTATCGGTGTAGACGGTTTAGGCGGCCTCGAATATGTCCGAAAACTGGATGAAGCATTCAGGTTTAGAAATCTCAACGTAGCCCTAGACCACGGCAGGGATGTAGACAGCAGCTTGCGAAACGTAGCCTTCTATCCCCTGTACGAACCCGAATAACAAAGAGCACCTGTCGTTGCCGGGCGGCCAGCGACATTAAACCTTTGAGAAGCCGCCCACCAATTTAGAAAGTAAAGTCATGACACCGGATATTAATCGTTATTGGGATTTGAGAGATGAATTGAGCGCCGTTATAGACGAGTTAATGTCAAAAGGAGATGGCTTGCTTGAAGAAGGAAACCATGAAGCATTGAATGAGCTAATTGCCAGACGGAATGCCATTCAGGATGAATTAAGCGAATTAGATGAATTATTAGAACCGGTTGAGTTCTTTGTTTCTGACGGCAATGATGAAGATGCTTTGGAATTTGACGTTATGGACGATCCGGATTTAATAGATGAAGAATTAGATTCGGATGATTATGACGACTACTGATAAATGATTTGTTTTGGAAGCAGAAATGTTAACCGGTATTGCCCATATCATCGTTCCGCTGGTTAGGGAACAAGAGTTAAAAGATATGCTAATTCAGGGTATATCAATTTTATCCGCATTACTGCTCTTGTTTTTTACCATGAAGAATTAACGCTATCCGGGCGGCGTTAATCAAGTGAATGCCCGATTTAAAAACTTGTTTTAAAGGAAAACATCATGTTGAAACATAAAGCAACAGCCTTGGCCGTTATGGCTTCCGCCTTCTTGGCAACCAATGCTTCCGCTGGTGCGGTAGCCGATGCAGTAACTACAGCGACAACCGATTTTAAAGCTGACTTGGCGGCCGTTGGTGGTATCGCTGTGGCTATCGGTTTGATCGGTGTTGGTTTCATCGCCGGTATCCGTTTGATCAAACGCGCGGTGTAAAGAGTAAAGGCGGGCATCATGGAAGGCTATTTGGCAGGAGGTCAATGCTTCGGCTCTGTGCAGGAAGCGTCCGATTACAAAATGTCCCAAGTGGTGCCCGCCATTACCGCGGATGGAAGTTTAAAAACGCCCGTTTATCAAAACGGCAAGTGGTATTACGGTTCGCAGGAAGTCAAGCTGACTTTCCCGCCGTGCGATCCGGTCGCCTACGTTACAGATGGCGCCCTAGTCGCTTCAGTCGCCATATCAGTTGCCGCTTTCGCCTTCGTTATCCGTTGGACAATCCGCGTATTCCAGCAAACCAATGAAGATCCCGAAAAATGAGCGATCCGAACAAAATTCAGCCGCCGAAAAAAGACATTGAAATGGTTAAGGGCGGGGGCTATCCCGCTAAAGCCGTTTCTACCAGCGTTCAGCAACATACCGCACCTATTCAAACCGATATGTATTTAATCGGTTCCAAAGCGGTTCAATGGGCATTGATTGGGTTAGCTTTCTATGCTGCCTTGCGTTTGTTTAGAAGCGTCATCATGGATGCATTGGGCTTTAGAAAAAGTCGTAAGGAAGCAAAAGAATCAGAAGCGTTGAATGAAAACGGACTGGAAAATTTGGATGAAGATCCAATGAGTGAGCCGTTGGAAGAATTTGAAGGTTTGGATGGAGAAGAGCCGCCGGACAATATGCCGGACAGTCCTGAAGAAGATCCGGGTTTGCAATACGATTTAGAAAATGAGCGGTGGGAAATTAATGCCAGTACCGCTTTGCAGGAAGGTCATGAATACGGTTCGGATGAGTTTTATAGCCGTATTGCGGAATTAGAGGAAATGGATAGGTTGGCTGAACAGTATGAACCTTCTGAATCTGACGATGAGCCGCCGGAATCCGATATGTCGTTAGATGATGAAGCTTTGGAAATAGCGGTTGCGGAATCAGACGATTGGGAAAAAGAGGCTAATTCCGGTGCGTTGGATGAGCGTGTGGAACGAATCAAGCAAGAATTGCAACAGGAAAATTAATAATGCCACCTGAAATCTACTTTCTAATCGGTTTTGCCGTGGTTATCCCCGCCATCATCATGTTTTTATAAAACTGCGGCCAATGTTTAAACTCAAAGGTAAACAGCAATGATTTCACTGATTACGGGGCTGCCCGGTATGGGCAAAACCTCCCTAATGGTCTATATGCTGCTCAATCGCAAAGATTTGCAGAATAGGCCGGTCTATGTTGACGGCATACCGGAATTACAAGTCAAACATGAAGAAGTACCCGAAGGCGAAAGCATGGAAACATGGCACCAATGGGCGCCGGACGGTTGCATACTCGTCATTGACGAAGCACAGAGGGTCTTTCGTCCACGCCCCGCGGGGGCGAAAGTACCCGACTATGTTCAGGCTCTTGAAACGCATCGTCATAAGGGCATTGATATCTTTGTGCTCACGCAACATCCGCGGTTGATTGACGTCCATCTAAGAAGCCTGATCGGGGAACATCGCAACATCAGCCGCACCATGCTCGGCCTGCGCCGTGTCTCCTACTGGCAGCGTTGCGCCAACCCGGAAGCCAGGGCAGACGTGGCCGAAGCTAAAAACAGTATATTCATGCCGAAAAAAAGCGTTTTCGGTATGTACAAATCCGCCAGCGAACACACCAAACTCAAAGGCTCGGTCAGCGCGTGGATCTACATCATCCCCGTTGTTATCGTCATAGTCGGCTACCTTATGTCCTACGTTTGGGCAAGCTATCAGCGCAAAATCCAACCCGAACAAGCCCAGCAGCAACAAACCCAACAATATCAACAACAGCCGCAAAACTACCAGCAGCAGGCAGGCGGCCAGTCTCAACCTCCTGGCAGCTATGCCGAACAGACGGCCACCGTACAACAGCCGCCTGATAACAACCTGAAGCCTGAAGATTGGCAACCCGCCATAGACGGCCAGCCGTGGACTGCTCCTATCTACAACGGCCAAAACCGCAATATCCAAACCATGCCCTACCCTGTTGCCTGCGTGCAAACCGATACAAGCTGCACTTGTTACACCGAACAGGCCACACCCATAGACGTTCCTACCAAACAATGCCAAAACTACGTGAAAAACGGCATATACAACCCCTATAAGGCACGGCAGGAAACCGTCGACAACGTACCGCAGGGCAGCTACAGCGGCGACAGCGGAGCAAGTGTGCTGACTTTGGACAGCTCCGCCAAACCAACCATGGCGCATGCGGAAACCAAGGGGACAATGGGGCAATAGGTTTTAGGAAGGATGACAAGATGCAATGTGAATATCCGTTTATAAGGATTGAGATGGTTAATGGCTATTACTCGGTTGTTTTGTATTTGAGTGAGGATAGGCATTCGCCTATATCAATGACTTTTTTAGATTATGAGTTATCTAGGAAACTGGCTGAATCACAAGGGGCTTTGTTGGGGGTAAGGGTTTTGGAAGGGTATTACAGGGATTTTTAATTGCTGGTAATGACACGGCAGTGGAAAGGGTTTAGAAATGTGGTTTTTATTATTGGGGATTTTTTTGTTATTTCCGGTTTTTGTATATGCCGATGTTCCCGCCTATCCGCCGCAGAATGTGCCAAGTTTGCAGACTTTGGCACAAGTGCCTAATGGTGTGCCAGTTAATTATAAAGGAGGCCGAGCTATTGTAAATCTTGATGATATACGGGCAGGTCGTTCTATTCGGATGCCTCAATATTCAAGGGCGTCTAATGGTGCGGGAGGCATAACAGGTTACAAAACCAACCCCGTCAACCTTTACGACAATTACGGCAACGTCGCCCGCGGCCAGATCCAAACCCAAACCAACCTAGGGCAAACCTCTACTGTAGCCAAAGCCGGTGCCGCCTTATATGGCGCCCAAGTTATCGGCAGCGCCGCCAAACATCAGGGCCCTGCCGTAGGTGATGCTATAGGCCGCGGCGATTACACCACAGCCGCCCAAAGATCCTTTGAAGGCGTATTGCAAGGTATGCGCGATACTGGCGATAGTGTCCTATTTGGTGGCATCTCCGGCGTAGAATCCGCCATTAACGCCTACCAACAGGCCAAAAATCCAGACAATGCCGCCGAAGCACTCGCCCAAGCCGCTGCACAGAAAGCAGATCAAACCGCAAAGCGGATGCAACAGCAATACGAACAATCACAAGCCTATCAAGACTACCTTCCCCAAGCCAACGGCAAGCCCAAAGCCTATCCCTCGCTTTTGATAGTAAACGGCGGCAATCTGGCAGGGGTTTATATCGTGCCGCCTTTGTCCGGCATCCATTCGGGCGGTTATATCGACCAGATTACGCTTACACTTAGAGACGGCGGCACATTTACGCTTGGTCAGGTATGCCGTGGCGCGTGCCCGTATCAAGGCGGATATCGCGCCGAAAACATAGACGAGAAAAACTATCAGCAGTATCTTCCCCAAATTCAGCAAGCCGTGGCCGCTGCTCAGCCACAACCGACAATAGAAGATTTTTTATTGACTCAAGCCGAAGCCCAAAACGTTTTAGCCAAATACATGGAGCAAATGCTAAACGACAATAACCGCAATCATACAGAATTGATGAACGCACTTTGGGCGGGCGGCGGCCTTAATCCCGGCAATACCCAAAGCATGGTTATGGGTAGTCCTGGTGACAATACCTTTTTAACCGAACCCTATACACCGGTCGGCTCCAACCAAGCCCAACAAACCCAATTCACAGTTAATAAAGACGGCACAGTAACGCAAACCATTGTCCAACGGCCGGACTTAGCCGCTAATACCAGCCAGGCGCCTACCCGTGCCGAAGTCGGCCAGCAGCAAAGCCAGCAGGATACCCGCCCGGCCAAGTCCGACAGTACCGCAGAAAAGCCCGATATTTGCGCGCAAAATCCCAATAGCATGATGTGTGCACCAATGGGGAATATGGACTATCAAGATATCGTCTTACCACAGCAAAATATCAATATTGCCCTTTCCCCGCTCCATATATTCAATACAGATGCAGCCTGTCCGGCTCCTACAAACTTTAATATAGCCGGTACCAGTCAAAGCCTGAGCTACGAACCCATGTGCGACACCGCCCGCAAAGCTCGGCCATTTGTCATCATGATGGCAATGACGGCCGCATTTTTGATGGTATTTAGCGCCCTTAATCGCCGTTAGGCTGCTTAAAACAAACGAAAGGAAAGAAAACATGGGCAAAACCATTGCCGGAATGTTTACCGCCGTTCTGACTACCCTAGCAGGCAAAATCATCATGGCGCTTGGCATTTCCGCCATTTCCTACACCGGACTAAATCTGCTACAAACCCAAATGATTGATGCCCTGACTAGCCAGTTGTCCGCCGCCCCGCTCTCCGCCGTCCAAATTATGTATATAGGCGGCCTAGGGGTGGCTCTAAACTGGATACTGGGTGCAGTAGCCTTTCTCGTTTCCTTCAATTCAGTAGCCAAGCTCGGCAGCATATTCCGGCAAAAATAGTATAATTGCTAAGATTTTTTTGATTTCAGGGGAAGATGATGTTTTTGATTTTGTTGTTTTTTATGTTGTTTTTCATGGGATTTATTTATGGATATTTTAGAAAACGGCGTGGACAGGAAAGTTTTGGTTTTATTGGATGGTTTTTTTTATTAGCTTCTGTTTTTGTTGCTTTTTTATTAAGTTCTGATTATCCGCAAGATGTTCCTTTTATTTTTTTGGCGGCTTATATTTTTGGTAGAGTTTTTTTGCCTGTAACTTTGTTTATTATTGGTTATTTTTCTGGTCGTAAAATGGAGCTGTTTTAGGCGTTGGTGGCAAAAGTAATTGTGGATAGCAAATAAAGAAGGGGGCAACTGCCCCTTTCTTTATTCTTCTACCGTTTCTTCTGACAAGATTTTTAAACTCTTTTGTCCGATTTGCCAAGATGTATAAGCCGCATCTACTTCGATTTCAAACCGTTTAACATCATAGTCCATGTCGTATTTTGAAATGTTAATTACTGTATGAGTTACGCTGAATTTTCCTGCTCTGCCGAATCGTCTTAGCCAGTTGGCCACTTTTTCCATTGACCAAAAACCGGAAAGAGAAACCCAGAAATCGCTGCATTTGTCTCTTACCATTGTTTTTTTATAGGTGGTATACATTTAATTTGTCCTTTCGTTATCTACGGATAATGTTGAGTGGAAGTTGTTCAGCTTTGTAAGAATGGGAACGTATCCATTCCAATGCCGCCTTCTCGCTTTCAAACTGCCGGATAATCAAATGAGACGGGCAATCAGGAAAACTAACGGACAATTCCCAACAATCAACATATTGAATCAGTTTAAGCATAATATTTCCTTTCGTTTAAATGCCTGCCGCCGTTACCGCCTATCGGGATGGTGGAGGATGAGGGAGGGGAAAACGGTTAGTGCAGCTTTTTTTTAAACGGCTATCGGTCTGGCTTCGGAATCGGTCGGGGTGCGATTGAGAAAGCAGGAATAAAAAACCAGTCAATACGGAAGCTTTGTAAAGACGTAGTGAAACGAAGTCTTTATGAATACCGTATTGACTGGTTTTTTATGGATGCTTCAATCGCAAAAACCCCGCCCGATGTAGAAGCTAGACCGATAGCCGCTTAATAAAGCGGAACGGATTGCTTGCAAGTTTGGTTGTTTGTTTAGCCGAAAAAAAAGAAAAAAGGGTGGTTGGGTGGAATAGAATCGTTAGGGATATTGACCCGTATGGGCGAAGCCCGCTAGGGGCGGAATATGAATTAGATTGAAGATTGCTCGGTTAGGTTGTTAATATTCGGACAATTGCCCTTGCGCGGGCAATGCCGACAGTAAACCCGTAAAAGCCACCAAGCCTTCAGGCTGTGTTTCAGATTGGGTGTCGGGAATCCTAAGATTGAATATTATCAATAGCCAAAAGGCTGTATATAAGGGAAATTACTACTATGCAAGCGATACCGATAGGCTGTGACGTGTCAAAAGGCAAGATAGATTTGTGCGTATGGTTGAATGATGGCAAGCAAGAATACCTGTTGATAGGCAATAATCAAAAAGGCTACCTGAAAGCGCTGGCCGAAATTGAACGCCTCAATATCAAACCGCATATCTGTATGGAAGCAACGGGTATTTATTATGAAGGCTTCGCCGATTTTATGGCGGAAAACGGCCATTTGGTCAGCGTGGTAAATCCGCTCAAAATAAAGAAATTTGCCGAATCAGAGTTTCAAAAAACCAAAACCGATAAACAAGATGCCAGGCTGATAGCCTGCTATTGTTTGAAAATGCAACCAAAGGCCGATTACGTCAAACCGAATCCTGAACAATATGCATTCAGACGCAATATCGCATTGCTTAAACAGCTTAATGCCGACCTGAATGGCATAAAAAACCGTATCAAAGTGGCCAAAGACGAATTTGTCCGCCAAATTCTAAGCAATCAGCAAAAAGAGATAAAAAAGCACATCAAAGAAGTGAGGCAACACCTTGCCGAAATTACCGAACAAACGCCAGCCGGGCAGGTGGCCGAAAAATTAGAGAGCATCCCGGCAATCGGCCAAACTACCGCTTTAATCTTGGCGCATTATTTGAATATGTACCGATTCGACAGCGAAAACAAATTTGTTGCCTTTGCCGGTTTGGCTCCCGGCAAACACGAATCGGGCAGCAGTGTCCGAAGGCCGGACAAATTAACCAAATACGGCAACCGCACCATCAAAGGCGCATTGTATATGCCCGCCATGGTTGCCTACCGCTTCGGCTACTTTGGCGCATTCGTAAACCGCCTGAAAAACAAAGGCAAACCGCCGAAAGTCATTCTGATCGCCATCATGCGCAAGCTGGCCGCCATCGCTTGGAATCTGTGGAAAAACGGCCAAACCTTCGACCCGGCAAGATACGGGCTAAATAGCAAAACCGCATAGCGTGGGTAAGGCGGCGCAACGCCTTGTGAAACGCACAAAAAACCGCCTCCGTCAAATCGGAAGCGGCGGGGTAGCTATTGCATAGGCAAAATAACAACACTATTTAACAAAGTAAATCAGCTATTTAGGAATATTGGCACAAATTTACATTGACGGGGTAAAATATTATCTGAAACTTT